TAAGCAAAAAAGTAAAAAAAGAAGTACCTTATAAAATTATAATTAAAGATCCTACTCGAAGAGAGCTGGAAGATGCCGACATGGAATATTCCATTGAAATGAGCAATTGCATAAAAAAGGGAATTTTAACTAAGGCGATGCTAGCTAAAAAGTATTCTGATAGTGGAGGACTGCTCTCAGAAAATGATGCTACAAGGCTCGTAGAACTTTACTCTCAATTAGCGGAAGCAGAGACGGAGTATACAAAAGCCAGTCTAGGCAATAGGAATAAAAAGAAACTTAGCGCTCAAGCCAAAGAAAAAGTAAATGAGCTGTCAGCGCAGGTTGCTTTATTGAGGCGAGATATCGTAACTTTAGAATCTTCTTATCAAAGCTTGTTTTCTCATACCGCAGACACAAAAGCTCAAAATAGAATTGTTTTATGGTATATAACTCATTTGACTTATTTCCAAGAAGAAGGCTCAGAAGAAAAGCCAGCGCCCATGTTTGAAGGCTCAACTTTCCAAGATAAAGTTGAAAATTATTATAAGCAAGACGAACTAGAAGTTTCATTATTCCAAGCAGCGCAAGGAAAAATTGCTTCTATTGTTAGTTATTGGTATTTTAGTAACGATCCTAAAATAGAGGATTTTCAAAAGATTGTAGATGACATCGACTAAAAAAGATGTTAACTTGCGAAATGTTTTTAGGGATTTGGTTTTTGGTTGGTCTTCTTTCGAGCAAGGATCAACGAGAGCCTTCTTAAAGCATTTGTCTATTTTTGATCAAGTAGATATAGAAGACGTAAAAAATTACTATAGAGAAAAAGCAAAAAACCGAGGGCTTCCTACAGAAGAGGAAGCCCTTGCTCGTTTAAAAGAAGAAGATCTATGGACAAGTTACGATGACGGCAAAATAAAAGAGCAAAAAGAATACATAAAGCATGCTTTAGTATCAAAAAAACAATTGTATCTTAAGAGGGAAATTGAAAATATAACAAAAGATATAGAGGAAGCGCAACAAAAGCTCTCAAAACTTTTAGCTAGTAAAGATGCCCTCCTAGGTCAAACTTGTGAAAAATATGCCGAATCAAGAATGTCAGATCATTATGTGCTTAGATCTTTATATGTAGATTCGCATTTAACAAAACAATATTATAGCGAAGATCAAATAGACAATCTTTCCAGAAAAGAAATGTCGAACATAATCAAGCATTATAATTCTATATACGCTTCATTCACAGATAACATTATACAAAAAGTTATACTTCAAGATTTTTATCAGCCTTATATTCCATTTTGCGAAGACGTTACGAATATGTTTAGCAAGCCTTTATTTGAACTATCTTTAAATCAGGTAAAGCTAGTTATTTACAGCAGAATGTTTAAAAACATTTTTGAAAACTACCCAAACATTCCAGAAGAAATAAAAACAGACCCAGAAAAAGTCGTTGATTATGTCAATGCCCAAGAAAAAGCAAAAGAAAATTTAAAGAATTTAGATAAAGATGGCGCAACCACAATCATAGGCGCGAAGAAGGAAGATTATGAATATTTGGGGGTTGAAGGTTCTTCTTCGAACACTCTATCGGCGAAGTTAAAAGAAAAAGGTGGAAAAATGGACATGAAAGATCTAATGCAGGCATTAAACGTGTCAAAATAAGTGTATAATCTAGTTTGATATTATGTCTGTTTCAATTAATGCAACCGCTAATGCTGCCGAGCTCGTAAAATCTATCGAAAAAGGAGTAAAGTTAGCTAATAAAAACTTACAAAAAAGCGCAAATCAATTAAAGCTTACTCTCAACGACAAAGGATTTCGTCAGCCCTTAGGTAGAATCACTGGTGATTTAAATATGTTCGACTCGGCTCTTGCGGCGTCGAACGCACGTGTTATTGCGTTCGGAGCTTCAACCGCAGTTATCGGAGGCGTATCAAAAGCATTCAAAGATTTAGCAAAAACTACAGTTGAAGTAGGAAAACAATTTGCAGACATAAATCGTATTCTACAATTAAGCAATAAAAACTTTGAAGATTTTGGAAATCGATTATTCGATATTAGTAAGAAAAATGCTACAGCATTCCAAGATACAACCAAGGCTGCGCTCGAGTTTGCTCGTCAAGGTCTCAAAACAGAAGAAACGTTAAAAAGAACTTCTGACGCTTTAACGTTGGTAAGGTTGACTGGGATTAATGCTGATAAAGCAGTAAGTTCCTTGACTGCTACTGTCAACGCATTCGACAATGCGATGATTACCACAACTTCTTCTGTCAATAAATTTGTTGCAGTTGAAACAAAATTTGCTGTTGGAGCCAGAGATTTGGTTGAAGCTATCGGTCGAGTAGGATCTTCGGCAAAAGATGCTAAGGTTGGATTTGATGAATTAAATGCTATCGTAACTTCCGTGCAGCAAACCACAGGTCGAGGCGGAGCTGTGATTGGTAACGCCATGAAAACCATTTTCACTCGTTTGCAACGTCAAAGCACATTAGATGCTTTGGAAAGCTTCAATGTTGCGGTGAAAGATGTTCAAGGTAATACGTTGCCAGCGATTCAAATCTTGGATAATTTCGCTAAGTCATATGCGACTTTAGCTGATAATAGCCAAGCTTATTTAAGAGAGCAAGTTGCAGGCGTGTTCCAAGCTAACATTCTTTCTGCCATATTAAAAGATTTAAACAGAGAGCAGTCCACCTTCAGTCAAGCTTTAAAAGTTTCTGCATCTGCTACTAATGAAGCGGATCAAGCTACCGCCCAGTTAAACAGAAGTCTTTCTGCGTTAGCCGCTCAAACTGCAACAGAGTTTAAAAGACTGCAGGAAAATATAGGCAAGCAAACTTTTGAGCCTATAGCTAAAGCAATTTTAGATCCTTTAAAATCTGTTTTGTCAGAAATTAATAATGTTATAGATGGAGAAGGAGTTGGAAGTGAAGTTGCGAATGGCATTTTGAAAGGTATAAAGAATGTAATCGGTGGTCCCGGTTTGGTTGCCATAGGCGGAATATTATTAACAATTTTTACAAATACTATTGGTTATTTAGCCAAGTCTTTGCCAGCGCTCGCAGGAATTACCACAGAGACTCAAAAAAGAGCAAACTTAGAAAAAACTATAGAGGCTGTAATGAAGTCGGAGGCCAATCTAGCTACCGCTATAGATGGTCATACTGGAGATATAGCCGCACAAACAAAACTTATTGCAGATTATGCAAGTGTTGCCGCGACTCAAATGGAAAATCAGGAAGAGTCTGTAAAACAAATTGCTGCAACATTAAGGTCAATGCCGACAGCTCTAACTAATTTGGGCGCTATTTCTGGTCAAAAAGTAGGACAGTCAAAAAGAGGCGCTTCAGGTTTTATTCCGGGTGTGGCAGGAGAAGTTCATGACATACGTCGTGGCGTTGGAGGTGTTAGCCCATCAGCTAAGCCTGTAGCTATTCCAAATTTTGCTTTTGGCGGAGGCCGCAGAGGCACAATGATTGCTAATACTGGAGAATATATAGTTCCTAATTATAGCAACGGCGGCTCCGCTATATTTAATCCTAATATGGTTGCTCAGTACGGTATGCCTTCTGGAGCAAAACCAATCAGAGGGGCTTCCGGCTATGTGCCAAACTTTGTTGACACAAATAGATCTGTTAGCGTACTTCAGTCTATCACAGGCAAAAGAGTTGATTCAAGTGGATTCTATAGTGGAACTAATATTACGCCTTCGATGGCAGATAGTGCAGCACGTGACCTAGGTGTTAGCGCTTCTTTGCTACCCTCGGCTCCAAAAGGGTCTGCTCGGTTATCTCTTAATGCTTATGATAGAAATAAGGCAACACTTCAAAAGAAAGCAACAAACACATTCACTTCTACTTCGGCTGCAATGCTACTTCCTCCGGTAGGAAATACTGGAGGCTTTTATCAGCATAATTTTAAAAATTTATTAGGCAAAGGTCCTACTTCAATAAGGTTTCCAGCTTACACTTATGCGAAAAAGCCAAAAGGTCAAGCTGATGAACTTTTTGATATAAAAACAGGAATTGAAAATGCAATATATAACGAAACAGTAAAGTACGCAAAAAGTATAACGCCTCCTGCGGGCAATATCACAAAGTCAGAAGTCATTGGCAATCTAAACGCGGCGCAAGGAGGTAGAGGTGCTGTTAGTGCCGCTGCTGGCGCTGCATTTGAAGTTGGAGTAAGTACAGCTTTAGGTATAAGAGCTGCAGCTCCAAACAAAGGAAAAAATTTAGACGTTCCTTATGGGATGATGTCGCCAGAAGTCAAAGATTTATTTGATCAGCCATCAGAGATGGCAAAAGGAATTACTGGAGGAGACTTTAAAATATCAAGCTCTAAAGACAACGTCAAGAGTATGGCAGAAAAAATTGTTGCATTAGACAAAGCTTTTATTAGTTGGAACTCGAGCAGACCAAGGGCTTCAAAAGGTTATGTGCCTAACTTTGCCGCTTTAGGTGACGCAGTGGAAAGAGAAGTTGCCGCAGGAGCACCTTTAGGATCTATCAGGATCAACCAATCTTCACGACTTGTTGGCCCACAAAATCCTAGAGGATTTGCTGTAACAAATACTCGTGATGAACCTGCTGGTTTAGCAGATGTATTCACAGGAGCTCGAGGATTCATTCCAAATTATAAAAAGGGAGCGTTGAATCCTGCTGCAGTTGCTGGAGGTCAGATGACTATGGTATTAAACGAGATGACAAAAGGTTTAACATTCACCAATAGAGCGTTGCAATCTTTTTATTCTTCGGTAGATGCAAATATCGCAAATTTAAACAAAGGAATTACTTCTCAGGCGGATTTCACCAAAAATATCATGTCCGCTGGACGTAAATTAGGTATAGCTGATAAAAATCTTAGTCTTTTGGCTACGTCTGCAACACAGGCAGCTAACGGTTTAAAAGCTACAGCTGCAGCTGCGGTAGTTGCTGCGGGCGCATCTATGGGTGGGGTTGCAGCAGCCCCCGGATCTCCAGATTTTATAGGTCCGACGCGTCCCGGTTTACTAGGAAGAACAACAGGAAGAATAAGGAGTGGATTATCAAGAGCAAATACTAGCTTGTCTAAAGGTCCGATGGGCGGAATGGGCATCGGACTAGGTTTAGCAATGGGCGCTCCAATGTTAGCAGGCGGTATAGAACAAATAGCTGGAGAAGGAAATAAAACGGGACAAGTTGCATCAGGAGCTCTAAGTGGTGTAGGAACTGGAGCGTCATTGGGAATGATAGCTGGTCCTGTTGGTGCTCTTATAGGAGCTGCTGTAGGAGGTTTAGGAGGTTTGGCTATAGCTGCTGCAGATGCTGGCAGAAGTCTTGAACAACTAGAAAGAGAAACTCAAGAGTACGATAAAGTTACAAGTGACACTACTAATGCGGCCAGAGAGTATATAAAAGCACAAGAAGATATAGCAAGTGCACTATCAGAATCAGAATTAGAGGATGCGCAAAAGAGGTTAGCCAAAAACTTTGAGTTAATAAAAGGCACTAAATTAGAAGAGAGTTTTGCTGCGGCAGGTTCAGACGTAACAGCATTAACTAAAGCTCTAGCAACATATGAACAGCAAAGAGCTGGAAGTGGTACGCTCAAACAAGCGTTAGCTACCGCTAGTAGATTTGATACGGTTGATTTAGGCAAAATGATTGGTATGCGCGGAGGAGCTGTTGATAGATATTTTGATGAAGTAAAAACTCTTATTCCGGGCTCGGATATGAATGTTGGTAGTAAGGGTTATATGGGTCCAAGGTTTAGTACTTCATTTGAAATTGGCGCAGAGGGACTTCAAAATTTAAGCAAGGATTACGGAAAGTTTTTCAAAATGATAAATGATACTCTAAGCCCAGACGAATTAAACGAGTTTTCCAAAGAGCTTAAAGCTCAAACTAATATGGGTATTTTGGGCTTTGGAGAAAATGAAATTGCAGATTTACTTATGAGTTTTGGAGGGCCTTTCGCAGACATGGCTAAACAAGATATAGCCGATTTCTTTTCACATTTAGAAGATTCCACTGACGGTAGGCTGTTCTCAGATTATCTTTTTGGAGATGTAATTAAAATGGTTTTGAATAAAGGAGAAGAGGCAAGAAAAGCCAACAAACAAACTGTAAAAAGAGCTGCTCAAGCTTTAGAGTCATTTACGGACATAAGAAATTCTATGATTCGCGTAAGCGAAACTTTAGGTCAATTAGCAGCTTTTTCAAAAAACCTTCAAACTTTACGTGGAGCATATAGCTCAGCTCAGTCGGGTTTATTGTCTGGAGCTGGAAGAACACTTGGCGCTGTTGCTTTGCGTAGAGATCAATTTGATTCTGGTTTAACGGATAGGCAAACAGCGTTTCGATCGACTTTTGCTGCCAAAAATGTTAAATCTTTATTGGATAATATAAAATCAGGAGGCGCCGCTGTTGGAGATGATGCTTTGACGCGTTTAAGAGAGACTGCAAATAATTTTCTTACTGGCGACGTAGAGCAAGCTCTAGAAGCATTTAAAAGTTTTACAACTGCAAACAAGGAAGCAAATCAAAAAATACAAAGTCAAATAAAGCAACTTCAAATAGAATATGCCAATCAACAGGCGACTTTTCAAGTAGAGAAGCAGATTAACAGCGCAAAGTTTGAATTAGAAAAACTTCGTGAACAAAATACTTTAAAAGAAAAAGCTTTAACAAATGTTCAGTCAGAAGTTTTAGATAAAAGAAAAGCTCTTTTTATGCAGGAAAAATCTAGAGTAGCTATTGCTAATATGAGAGATCAAGCTTTGCTAGAAAACCCTGCCACATTCAGAGGAATGGGAACTCAAGCTACCAGAGATTCTGCTTCACGTAGAATACGCTCACGAATGCTTGTAAGAAATATTGGAATGGAGAGAAGGGCTCAAACAGAAAGTGCAGTTTCAAAAGTTGCAGAACTACAAAGGCAAGATCTTCAAATAAAGAATAATTTAGCATTGCTATCGAGTCAAGACAATTTAAGATTAGCTATCGATAAACTCGCTGACGAAATGATAAAGGCTAGTGATATAGCCAAAGAACAATTAAGAAAAGAAACAGAAATTGCTTCGATAGATAGTCAGATAAAAGACAAGTTAAATAAAGCAGATGCACTCCAAGACGCTATTAAAAATGATCCTGCTTCGGTTGGGGTTACAAACGCAAGGGAGTCACGGGCAAAAATGGTAGATGTATTGAACCTTAGGGGACAGGCGTCAGTTTTAGAGAGAAAAAAAGAGTCAATCATCGCAGGTTCGGCCGCCAGAGTGAAAGAAATAAGAGCTGGAAGTTCTCTTAGGCCTGATGGTTCAGCTGTGGGAACCGGATTAGAACCAGTATCAGTCCCTATACCTGCGGGAATGACTGCTGATCAGTATTATGCTAGACAAAAAGAACTGAGAGACGCCACTGCTAAAATTTTATTAGATGTAAAAGATCAAGAAGATGTAGAAGAGCAAATCAATAAACTAAAAGAAGGCAGAACGCAGCAAGAGATAGACACTATAAACCAAACAGAAAGACAAATAAAACTAGGGTATCAGCAAGCTGGCATAACCGCCAAAGAGTTAGAAGAACAAGAAAAGATAACTCGGGAAAAAGAAGAACAAGTAAGGATAACAAACACCACATTTACAGGTGGTTTAGAAGCAGGATTTAACAAAGTTTTAGACGAAACAGAGACTATATACGCTAGACTCGGTCAAGATCTGCCTGCGCAATTTAAAGAAGGCATGGTCGGAGCAATGGAGGCTGCTTTGGATAAAACCACGAGTTTTGAAGATGCGCTCACTGGAGTTGCTGTTGATATGTTAAGGATGATTCGTCGAGCTTCTTTAGATTATTCTATGAGTAACTTGACTAGTTTAATTGGTTTAGGGACAAGCGGAGGGTTTAGACAAGACACGTTTAAAAACTTTCAAGGTTACAACAAAGGCGCATTTGTTCCGGGTAGTGGTAATGGAGATCGTGTTCCAGCCATGTTAGAGCCGGGCGAATACGTTATGAATAAAAATGCCGTCAAAGCGATGGGTCGCGGAAGGTTAGATGCTATAAATTTTGGCGCAGCACCTAGGTTTGCGAATGGTGGCGCAATGATGGTTAACGAAAGCATAAGCAGCCCAAGAATGAGTGGATTCTTTTTAGCATCCGATAATCCAGAGCTGCAAGAAGCTCGAGAAGAAGCGCGAAGAAAAGAAGAAGAAAGAAGGCAGAAGCAAGCAGAAAAAGACAGCCTTAAAAATATGTTTTTGACCACCTTGTTGACTGCTGGAATAAGCAAAGGCCTAGGAGCACTTGGCAATAAGATGCAAGGAATGATGTCCAAAGGCGATCCTATGGCTGGAGCTGTTAAACCTCAAGATCTGTCTTTGTCTAGACAAGTAGATTTAGATAGAGCTATCGTAAAAGCAGGAGGAGAAAATCAATTTGCACAACAGCACGGTTATCCAGATTTTAAAACATTAATGCAAAGTGGAGATTTGCTAGGTATAGATCTCGGCCGTCAAAGAGGAGGCATGATAGGCAGAGGATTTACAAATAGAGATAGCGTTCCTGCATATATGGCCGGAGGAGAATTCGTTATGAACAATAAAGCTGTAAAGAAATATGGTCTTGGCTTTATGGGTAGATTGAACGGAGGCTTAATTCCAACTATGCAGACAGGAGGCATGGTTGGTGGCGCAGCAGCCGCTCCATTAAGTACGCAAAGCGCAGCGAATACAAATAATATTTCTATTCATGTTAATGTTGGAGGCGGCGGAGGCGGACAAGGCTCGACTGCAACAGGCAATGAAAATGCAGACCAGCAATCCAACACGGATAAAGCAACTCAAGGCAAGGAATTGAGTGAAAGAATCAGAGCTGCGGTTATCGACGTGATAACGCAAGAGCAAAGAATCGGCGGCTCGCTAAGTAAAACAGCAAGACAAGGATAATGCCTAATAACGCGTCACCAAGCTACGAGCAAATGTTTTTCATGGGAGGCACAGGTGTCTCTGGCATTCGCAATATTAGCGCTGGCTATACAGTCGGACAAAAACAAGTTAAAGCTCTTGGCGCAGGATTTGTACAAGAAGTTATAGCAGAACCTCTTCAAGGAGAACTTTCCATGACAAGAGACATGCTCTATCAAGACCCTGTTCTAAATATGACAGGAGAAGGAGCAGTTTCTGGAACTTTGCTTCATGGCGTTCAAATGGACGGAGCGGAAAAGGTTTATGGATTTAATACTGGTTATTTGACTAGCTACTCCGTTAATTGCAATGTTCAAGATGTGCCTACTATTGACTCATCTTTTGTAGTTTTTGGCCAAATGGGTAGCGGTGTCAGAGAAGGAGAGTTGGATTACTCTGGTACCGCACCCTTACAAAATTTAGGCGTTGTAAATCATGAGTCTGTTTTAATGACATTTAACGGCTCAGGAACAAATAGAGCAGTATCTGCATCTCAAACTTACAACATTAATAGAGTTCCTATATATACTTTAGATCAAAAAACAAGTGAAATATATTATGCCCCATCTGAAGTTTTAACAGAATATCCTATAGAAATTACCACAGATATTACTGTAGAAATAGACGATTACGACACAGCTAATATTATAGATAATGTACGAAGCGGAAATTATCAAACTATAGGGATAGAAATATTAGTAGGAGCAAAAGAAGATACCCTCGATGGGCATACTGTAATTCCTGCGGGCACTGGTAAGCTGTGTTTAGTTGACAACGCTGGAGAATGCTTGGGGGATGACGGAGATGGAATAACAAGATATAAGTTTTTAAGCACCACTGGGCATTTAGTATCAGAGAGTATTGAATCGGCCGTAGATGGTGTTTTAAGTGTAAATTTACAATTTAAGGACTACTACAACAAAGACTAACAATGGGCAAAATATTAGAATATCCAAATTTGGGCGCGGCACCAGCAGATAATGATTTGCTGTTTATGGGCGATTATAGTGCCGATAACAGCAATCCCGCCACAAAAAGACTAGCGATAAGCGACCTAAACAAAAAACGAAATGTTGACGCTGCTGACGGCAATGGTTTAAAGCTACGAGACGACGGCAGCAATTATGGAATTTTAATTCACGATGGAGGTAACATTGGCGTTGGCCCCGGCGCTGCTACTACTCCCGGAGCGTTTTTAGCGATCCGAGGCAATACTGACGCAAATTTGAATCTACTTAGCGTCTTAAATCCGTCTGCAACTACAGATGGCAGATATAGTCAAATGTTGTTTGGTATTGATGCTGCAAATTATAAGAGCGTATCTTTAAGATACTACTATGACACTACAAATGATGATGGAAGGCTTAGCATTAGTCATTATGAAGACGCAGGCACTGCAGTAGGAATACATTTAAAAGGAGATGGGAATGTGGGCATAGGCACCAGCACTCCGAGCGCCGAACTTGCCGTTGAAACAGGAGACGTCTTAGTCTTAGATAAAGACTCTGGCACTACCGATTATGGCATTCAGATAGATGCAAGTAGAGCTGATTTAAAAGGTGTCAGTAGGGCAAGTGGAGGATCTGTTTCAAACGGCACTTTACATGTAAATAGAAACTCAGGTGGAGATGTGTATTTTATGTACAACGACACCGACGGCTCAACTGTTAATCCTGCGATGAAGATTGAGTCTTCCAATAAACATGTAGGTATTGGAAATATAACAGGGTCAATATCTAGCAGAAGAGTTCACATTAAAGAAGATGCTTCTGATACAAATCCAGTACTAACACTTCAAAACACGACCAGTTCTGGGCACGCAGGATTAGAGCTAAATAGAAATAATTCCGCTGCTTACATCACTTGGAACGGAAGCTTATTAACTTTAACAAAGGCAAACGAGGCAGGTAATACTAGTGCCACTAATAAGTTCAATGTAACAGCGACCACAGGAAATGTCGGCATCGGTACAGCAACAACCACCTACAAGCTAAATGTAGCAGCAGCTTCATCTACGAATATTGTTGGAGATTTTATCACTGCAGACACAGCAGGAGCTAGAATTTTATTGGAAACAGGAACTAGTGATGCTGCGGCCACTTATTCTAGTGTTGTTGGATTTCCTTTATATGAGTCTTCTACAAAGAAAGTAAATTGGATGGCAGGTGCTATGAGATTAAGTAGCACAAACTATTTTGGTATACATTATAAAAATACCTCTTATAGTGATAGTGCCGTTAGCTTTGATGGCACTCTTGCTAACAATTTATTTTATATAGATACTAGCGGAAATACTACCATCAAAGGAAATATTGGAGCGGATGCGTATTATGATAAAGGCGGAACTACTGTTGGAAATTATTGTAGAGGAAGATTTGTTCAGACTTTCAGTATACCTTATAAAATACTTACAGGCACTCAAACTTATAGCCCTCTTTTTTCAACCCCAGTTGATACTACTGGCGCTGGAGCAGCGGCGGGGCCAATCACTGCAAAATTTGCAACTGCTGCTCCTCACGACGGCAGAATTCAAAGTGTTAGAATTGCGGCACGTAATGCGAGTGCAACTGATGATTGTAATGTTGATATGTATATTTATAGTCAGGCCGCTCTTCCCGATGAGACCGCAGTGACCGCTAATAGTTTAACTACTGTTACTTCAGCTAATTTTCAAAATGCTAAAATTGAAGACACAGGCACTGCAAAAAATACTATTATTACAAAAGGTTATGCTGATTTCACAGCTCAAACCGATACTAGTACTTACCCACGAGCCAAGCTGGACTTCAACCAAGGAGATTACTTGGCTTTTATGATAGAAGCTGATAGCGGATCCGCAGAAGCTACGGTAACATTAACTGTTGAATTTTATATAGATGATACTCTTTAATGGCCACTAAATTTATAAAATACGAAAAAGCTTTACTCAAAATCGCAGACACAAACATTATGGCCGAGTCTGCGGAATTAGGAGTATCCGCTTCTTTGCAGCCAGTGACTCATATCACAGGCTCAGTTATTAGATACGCGCCAACTTCTCCTGTAAAAGGGACTTTGTCATTTTCTCATTATTGCACCGGAAGCTTTCACGACTTTTTAAATCCTTTGAGTGCAATAGAGCACACTGGGGAACCTTTAAATGGTAGCTTGGCTGGAATGACATTTAGTAGCGGTTATATTAGATCTCTTAGTTTTTCTGTAGCTCCTTTTGCTCCAATATTGTTTAGATCCGAGATGGATATTTATGGAGAGTTAAGCGCATTAGACGATGACGGAGACTCGGATAACGACCTAAGAAATGAATTGATATTAGGGCACAGCTTACGTTCTTATATGGCGGGAACAGACGTAAAAGTAAATAAAAAGGTTTCTTTTGATTATTCTGTTTCTTGCGATAGAAACCCTGTGGTTACTGTGGGAAATGAATTGCCATCAAGAGTTTCCAAGGAAAATGTTAGAATAAGTTTAGGTATAGCGGGAGAGGATGTGGGCGACGCAGTAAGCATAACCGGAAATTATGCGGCTTTAAATATAAATGTATTTTCTACTTACGGAGATTCTTCTATTGCAACATTTGGATGTACCGGACAAGTCTTTAGTCAAAATTTATCGGTATCCGAAGGAGGCTATATTGATGGAAGCATATCTGTTTCGCAAGAATACTTGACAGGAAGGCAATTTTATTAATGGCTAGTCAATCATATGTTTTAGGGTCTGGGGTCACGAACATTGCTGGTGTTCCGTCTTTTGAAATTGGAAATACCTATTCGCAATATGATATTGTATTTTTTAGCGGCTATACGTTAGCAGGTACTCCTCCTGTACCCACTACAGCAGAAAGTCTTGGCACTCCAACGGGGCATTACTATTATAGTGGTACGACTGCGGCCGTTTCAACGGCAACCAACTCTCCTACAGGTGCAGGGCATAATGATCCTAACGACACAACTGCACAAAGCCCTTGGACACAAGAATTATTTTTTGAGCCTTCCTATGGTTCTTCTGTATCGTATCAAAATCAAAGTTACGATATTGCTTTTGGCGATGGTTATTATAATGTTTTAAGTAAAAGTGAGAACTCGCTAAAGACACAATTTAATTTAAATTTTAACAAAAGATCAGACAAAGAAACAAGAAGCTTAGTACATTTACTCGAAGATTCCTTTAATAAAGGAGAAAAACCTAGTGGCGCTTACACAGGTATATTCTTCACTCCATTTGCTCCATATAACCAAGAGCCAAGTGGACATGAATTCTATATAGAAAATTTTGACAGATCTTTTGATTACCCAAACGTCAATAATACTAGTACTACTTTATATAGAGAAGATCAGTCAACTATGAATTGGCAACAGTACTTTATTCCTTTCAATCAAACAAGAGGATATTGGCAAGAGGGCGCCACTTATAGTAAACATGATATTGCTTATTTAAGCGGAGACTACGTTCCAAATGTTTCAGGATGGTATTATTATACTGGAGATAATGAGAGTACAGCTACAGATAATAATGGGCCAAATGGAGGTCTCACATCTCTATGGACTAAAAATAAATTTTATTTTGATTTAAATAATGGTTTATCTGTGCAGCAAGCCCCAAGATATTTAAAGCAGCCAGTACAGAGCGATTATTATATTAGAACGAAAGATGGATTGAATAAAAGTTTGTTAAATATGGAGTTTTCACTAGATGCAAGATCTGACAAAGAGGCGAAGGCTATAGTACATTTTCTTGAACATCGCCAAGGAAAAAAGCAATTTGAATTTACTCCACCGGCCCCATATGATATTACCGGAAAAGCATTTATTTGCCCAAACTGGGAACATACATTAAACTACAAAGAAAATAATAATGTTAGTGTAAACTTTATTGAGTATCCTATAAATTTAGTATCTGCAGATGTTACATTTAGAAGTTTAATAACTGTAGATCGCGCAGAAACGACACCTTAATAATATGTCTATACCATCTTCAGTAACCTCAAGGATACCCGGAAACGAATTTTTAGGTGTTACCGGTATGTCTGTCACTGGTGTCACAGGCTTCGGCATAAGGACAGGTTTTTATTTGACTAATAGCGGTAATTATCCGATCACAACAGAAATATCTTACAATGAATCATTTTCTCCAAAATCATTTAATTTTCCTTCAGGGCAATCATTTGAAATTGTAGCAGGACAAAATAAATTTATACCTTTTGAGTTTGTATTTGCACAAGACAATTTTGGTTCAGGGCCAGATGTAACTTCAACTGGACCAGATAACAATGGCTTATATACGCAAACTTTTAGATTAGATACTGTTTCTCAGTTTAATGGTCAAAGTGACCCTAGCGGAAGGATCTTATTTCAATTTACAGGTCAAGTCTCTGGTTTCAGTGCTGCGATTGGAGCTCAAGGCGCTGCGGTAACAGCTCCTAAACCACAATATCCTTCTGGATTTCGAGCAGTTACAGATTTTTCGAAAGATGGTAGACCCCAAGCAACTTTACGTTGGTATCATCCCAATACAGGCTATTATTTAACTCAGTATTCTATCGAATACGCGGGCAATATAGATACCGTCGCCGGAGCTGGAAGCCCCACTGGAGTTTGGTCTGGCTTACACACATTCGAAATAAATGATGAACTTCAGTATTTTGACGGTTCTTCTTTTCCATCTAACCCGTTCACCATGAGAAAGTATGCGACCAATACGGGCATCAATCAATTATACTCCAAAGGAACTGCAAACAATAGAGATTCTAACTATGGAGAGTATGTCGCTGCTCTGCCGGGCTTCGACTCTGATTACTACTATAGAATAAAAGGGCAATACAAAGATAAAAATGATGCTATAAATTACGAATCAGAGTACGTGTACGCTTACCCTGTTGATAACTTTGATGTCAAGATTACAAATAATGATATAAATAATGGTTTGTTGAGCGGCAGTACTACATTACCAAGCTCATCTTCTTCAAATATTAAAAATTCTGCTGGTTCGCCGGAAGCTTTGTATGTTTATTTTGAGGATGGCCAGTCTGATATAAATCTAAAAACAGTGCTTGATAATGAAATGATATCTAGGGGCTTGGTAGATGCAAATGGCGATCCAGATCTAACTAGGTTTCGTGCAGGCGCTTCAAACTATTCTTTTACTGGTGTTCATTTTGTAGTACCAGAAACTTTTACAGTTGGGTCTAAAACTTTAGGCACTGCAGCAATTACTACGGGCGGAAGAATTGAAGATGACGCAGGAACAGAGGTTACTGTCGTTTTGGATTTAGAGAAATCTTCTATGGTTGCTGGGCATGGAGGTCATGGTGGAGATGGTGGTTTTACAGATATAGCAAGAACAGAGGCAGCTCAACGTTTACTTTATAGAGGAGAGGTTGTTGTTGGAGATAAAAATGTCACAGCTTCTACTGATGGCAGAAATGGAACCGCAGCAATTTACATAGACCAAACCAATATATCAAAATTAACGATCAGAAAAGATGCTTCGGCTAAGATATACGGCGGAGGTGGAGGTGGAGGGGGCGGAGATCCGTTTTTTTGGCCGAAGTCCTTCCAGATAAGAGAAAATAGTATAGCTACACTAGATATAGAAGGGATGATACAATCCCCGCAAGCCAAATTGAATATAAATTCTGCTGATTTAGATTCGGACATAACATTGCAAACTAAAGCATACCAAAGAAAGGGACGATCTTTTACTACCACTATTACTTTTTCTCAATCTTATAAGCTAAGTGATATTTTAGGAACGCAATTAGCTGGAGTAGGCGGAGGAGGCCAAGGCTTTGGAATTAGTTTGGGTGGCGCTAGTTTGAAAGAAGGTTCAGATGCTATTTTTACAGATACGCAAGGTAGCATTCAAGCCGCAGCTTTAGGCAGTACCGATAATATAAATAATAAAACTTCTCCCGGTGGTAATGGAGGAGAATTTGGCGCAGATGGACAGGGCGCTCTAAATGTAAACGCAGGAGAGTTTTTTTATAACACTACAGATGCAGAGCCAGCTAGCGGAGGAGAAGCAGGAGAAGCTATAAAAATTATTGACGGCAACTCTAACTACAGCGGAATTGGTAACTTGCTTATTTTTAAAAATTTCAAAACCCTTAATACAACAAATTACCCATTATTATTAGCGCATTTTGATGCGGGTACTAATGTGTATAGTGATACTGGTGGATCTGTGGCGGCATCAAATGGCGATAGCGTTAGGATTTGGAAATCTGTAAATGATCCTACTAATATATATTTTCAAAACACCAGCATTCCTAATTTTATAAATGGTTGGAGCAGTCCTATTCTGTATACTTCTACAACAAACTATACAAAATATTTCAACAATCAACCTGTATTATTTTTTAACATAAATGCAGCTGCAGCTCCTTATGCTAACGGCGGAGCTATGATGTGTTTAGAGGGTATGGTCAGGTCTGGCAAATTAGATAAAAACATGGAAAGTTTTGAGATTATATATTTATTGGCGCCATTTTCTGATTATACGGATAACGCAGTTCCTAGGCGTAGTCCATTTCATAGGCCCGGCCACAACAACGGATCTTTTAGGAAGGGACAGACTGGCCACAGGAACGGCCGGAAATCTGTTTGGGGTTGGCCTTTGCATCAGTGGTCTGATATAGGAAGAGGAGATTATAGCGAATACTTACCACAAGAAAGTTGGCAAAATCCTAATTTATTTTATGATACTCAAGGTACAACTGTTGAGGGAGCAGGGTTACCAAATCCGCATAGATTAAGATTTACAGATTTTACGAATGGAATAAATCCCGGTAGAGCTTGGATGTATAGTGTTTCGGCGAGAAAAAGAGGAAATCACATTTTGTATGGTGTTTATAATAATTTAAATTTAGTATCTAACTCTTCTTTTGAGGCTGACCAGTTTAGTTGGATTCCTAAGCCGTTAATAGGAGGCACAAAAACTCATCATCCGACGAACGGAAATACAAATTGGTATGGGTCTATTAGTGATATTTTAATTTTTAAGGCAAGCTTAACTAAGAAAGAACGAGCTGCAATATTTAACTATTTATGCAGCAAAAAATTACAAATAAATTCTTCTTCTGACAAAACAGATGAGACTAAAAGAAATACTTTAGATATGCAAAATGGTTTTGCGGGATTTAACATAGGACCAAGTTGGTAAAATGTCTACTCAATTACATAACGCTGCATTATTAGATTTAGATCCGGAAACAGTTATCGAGCTGTACGAAATAGATTTAGGAGAAGAGGATGGCTTGTATAGATTTCATCCGGGTAAAAATGATTTGAAGGATGTTATGCTTAGGGATAGGCATGGCGTTTTACAAACTTATTATGCGATGCCAATTGAAGCGACAAACTTTGAAGTGAGAGGCGATGGTCAGCTGCCCAGACCCACTTTGACAATAGCAAATCCTCAAGGAGTTATTACTGATGCAATTAAAAGACGATCAGACCTAGTAGGCAACACGATAATAAGAAAAAGAATATTCATTAAATTTTTAGATCATGAAAATTTTCCTGATAATTTAAATCCCTTTGGAGTTCCAGATCCAGATTCAAGATTTGATGATGATATATTTAAAGTCAATAGAAAAACACAAGAAAACAAATATTTTGTTGAATTTGAATTGGTTTCACCATTGGAGTTGGAAGACGTACAAATCCCAGCGAGAACAATGATAGCAAATTATTGCACATGGCAATATAGAGGAGATGGTTGTTTTTACGGTAGGCGCAGCGATTTCATCTCTCAAAAAGTGAAGATGGCGGATAATAATGTTGTAACGCCTACTTCTTTTTTTGAAAAAGATAATGGTTTAAATTTAGGCATTCCTTTGGCTGACGCTAATAATAAAAAATTTGCAGATGAAAATGGCTATAATTTAACTATGACGTGGCAGGGCAACTTTGATAAAAATACGGTGGCGGTTACTGCTGATGGTGCTGCCACGCTCTCTACTGTCACAATCAATAATGCTTCTGGTTATACGGATGGAGCAACCTCTATGACCGTAGACTCTCTTCCTGTTGCTATAGCAAATGGTAAAGTTATTACATTTACAAATGGTGCTACTTTTACACTGTCTAGCGGCGCGTCAGCAACAGCTACAACTTTAAGCGGAACTCTTTCTGGTAGCGTTGAGGATAATGAAACAGGAACCGTGGCTCAATCTGTCTCTGTGGATGCCCTAAGCGCAGCCATAGATAAAGATAGAACTATTGTGTTTAGCGGGGGAACTACACTTAAGTTAGATGAAGATGCTGCTTCTGGAGCAACTTCGGTTTCAGGCCTTTTGAGTGCTGCACTTAGTGATGATCAAGCAGGTACAACTAAATATGTTGCGGGTGATGTGGTTAGAATAGAATCTAAAGTAGAAAATTTAGCAAAAGTAGATACTACAGATAAACAAGAAGACGTTTTAAACAGGCCTGACATGTTCTTCGTTTGTATAGAAGAGGTCGCGACAACTAAAGACCCTAGATATGAGCAAACTTATTGGCGCCAAGATCAGTGCGCAAAGAATTTAAATGGTTGCAAATGTAGGTATTTAGATTATGGCAAATACAGAAGAGGTTTACCATTTGGAGGATTCCCCTCTATTGAGCAGTATAAATTCTAATTTTTTAAAAAAAGTAGAAAGACTGTCTAATTTATGCAACTTTGAAATTTGCGGCTTACTTGCAAACGAAAAGATTTATTTTTTAAGGAATTCTTCTCCTTTCCCTAGGGAAACCTTTTACATTAAGCCTGAATATTATGTAAATTTACTGCCTAATGTAAATTTTATATTTCATTCTCATGTTTTGGGCTCTGCCAAGCCAAGTGAGCCAGATTTAGAGATTTCTAAAGAGTTTGGCGCAAAAATGATAATATATTCGGTACCTAAAAAAAATTTTTCTTTTTATTGTCCAAAAAGCCATAAGTTGATTTATTTTTACCTATAAACGTGTATAATAATAGGTAATGACTACAGTTTCTTTAGAAGGCCGACTTGGAAAAATAGTAGGCAAAAGCTTTTCTTTCAATACTAGGACCTTAAAAGAGGTTTTAGATGCGATAGAGGCTAATACGGGAAAGTTAAGAAGTTACCTTCAGCTCAATGGGAAAAGAGCTTTTGCTATATTTGTAAATGGAAAAGAGATAGATCCTGCTGTTTCTGTCAATACTAATGTCAAGAATAAAAAAGTTCTAATTATTCCTATTCTTCATGGAGCTTTTGTGGCCACTTTAACAAGTTTATTGGTTGCGGGTATGACGGCTGGAATAGCGAAAACTGTGGCTACTTTTGTTATAGGTACAGTTTTAGGTGCTGCGCTTTCTTTTGGAATTAGTTTATTGGTTTCAAAGCTTCTAAAACAAGATGATCCAGAAACTTTAAATACGTCTTCATTTTTGTTTGGCCAAGCAGAGAATGTCACTAAACAGGGAGTTGTCGTGCCGGTAGGATATGGGCGCATGCAAGTAGGTAGTAGAGTCGTATCTGTGAATTCTTTTAGTGTTGATAGAGGGATTTACGATAAGTCTGGAGCAGGATTGTATGATGTTTTACGCAAAAATTATGGAAATAGAAGTGATACTGAAATAGCTACTGATGGAGCTATACAGGTATCTAATGTTTTTACCGTAGGATTAGAAGCGCCATAATTTATTAAGTGTAATATATAAGAAATCGTATGAGCGACACAAATCCAGAAGATTTTATTGGAAATTTTGACGATGCGGCAGTTAGCCAGCAGGAAGGAGCCTATACTATTGAGGGCGGCAGCGACACTTATACTTTTGAAAAAATTTGTCCTACCGCTATGTCTGAACCCGCAGATTCTAAATTAGAAGCTGTTAGTATATATCAGACTATAGATGTATTATGCGAAGGAGAAATTGCTGGTTTGTGCGATAAAAATGGTAATCTAGTCAGGCTCACTTCAGATTCAGATAAAAATGAAGACGGATTCAAGGGTATATATTTAAATGATGTACCTGTTAAAAATACAAATGTAAATACATTAAACTATCCTAGAGTTTTTGCTGATTTTAGAGTAGGCAGCTCAAAACAAAGACCGTTATCAGAATTTTCAAATAAAGCGCTATCTTTTACAAATGCCGTTCAGACGCTTAATATAGGCGTGAATTTGCCGGGCATGAACCAAGAAAATACAATGATAAAAAAATCTAGCGAGCCTTTCTTTGTAGCGCCTGCGGTTCAAGATACAGAAGATGGAGACGCTTCAACCGATAGGCCTCTAGATATTGACTTAGCGCGTAGATACATTCCTTACTCCGGCTCAATAAAGGGGAATTTTGCTTATGATATAAAAAATGTAGACGCTGTAGAAAAAATAAGAAAAGCAGAAAAAGCTCAAGTTATTTCTGTGACCCATAGAGTAACAAATGATAATTGTACAGATGTGCAAATAGATATGTCCGTCGGGTCTTTGCGTTACCAAAACAAAAAAGGAAGGAGTTATCCTGCTGCTGTAAATTTTGTTATTAAAACTGGTTATGTTGATGATGAACTAACTGTAGCAGAAGGGGGCTCTATAAAATATATATTTTGCAGTATATATGGCAAAGCTAGCAGCGAGTACGCTCGGAGCCATAATATTATTTTACCTAATCCATCTAAAATAAAAAGAGATAGGTTTGTTAAAATTTTTAGAACAGATAGTGAAATTGCGATTAATAATGTTAGGTTGCAAAAAAATCTTACAGTAAAGCATATAAGTGAAATTGTTGAGCAAAGCTTGACATATCCTCATAGCGCTTTAATGGGCATGATATTCGATGGTAGAGGTTTTAGTCAGCCGCCTACAAGAAGGTTTGATTGCAAATTAACGAAAGTTCTTGTTCCAAGTAATTATGATCCAGATATAAGAGAATACGTTGGCAACTGGGATGGGCAGTTTTCTTTAACAAAAAAATGGACAGATAATCCGGCTTGGTGCTTTTATGATTTGGCTACTGATGGCAGGTATGGAATTGGCAAGTATGGTTTTAGGAATCACTTTCTAGATAAATGGAATTTGTATAGTGTTGCTAAATATTGCGACGAATTAGTTCCTACGGGATATTCTGGTAGGTTTGCAAACAACAATTACACAATAGATTCTGGAGGTGTTATTGTGTCTATTGATGATAGTTCTACCAATTTTGGAGAAGAAGAGCTATTCGCTAGATTTCCTTTGGGTGGAACGGTGTGTCTTTTTGAGAATAAAAATGCCTCATCTGAGGATTTAGATAAGTCTTATAAAAGATTAATTCTTCAAAGGTCTTATTCAAGTAATACTTTTAAGTTTAAGCTTGTTAAAATTCCAACCGCTCAGTCTGTTTTTTCAAAATACCCTTCGATAAAAGAAGAATTCCTAGAGCAGCAAAAAAATAGGATTTCGAGCGAGCAAGATTATTTAATAAATTATTTGATAAACCAGCAGTCTAGCGAATCTGAATTTGTTCAGGCTTATCTTGCAGGAGAGCCTTTAGATATAAATATAACTCAAGGCGTTGCTGCCACTCAGTTTCAAGATTTTTTACCTCTTTTGGAGCCAAGATTTAGCTGTAATGTTTACTTTGACAGAAAGCAAAACGCATTTAATGCTTTAAATGATATAGCTGCCATTTTTAGGGGTATGATATACTGGTCTTCTGGTTACATGTTTGTATCTAACGATCAAGCCAGAGATGCAGTAATGATGTTTACGAACGCAAATGTTAAAGATGGAGTATTTTCTTATTCTGGTAGCGCAGAAACATCTAGGTCTACAGCTGTCACTGTAAGATATAATGACGAAACAGATAGTTATAAGCCAAAAGTAGAATACTTGGAAGATCCTACCGGGCTAAGAGAGTTTGGATACAAAGAAAAAGAAGTTGTGGCTTTAGGTGTTACTTCTAGGGGTCAAGCTCATAGATTAGCAAAATGGATGTTGTTCACAAATCAAACTGAAACAGATACAATACAATTTTCCACAGGTCAGGAAGGTAGCTATCTCAGGCCAAGTGATGTGATCAAAGTTCAAGACAAATTAAGATCTGTAAAAAGGTACGGTGGAAGAATCAAAGACATAAATCATGCATCAAAAGAAATTACTTTAGACGAAGGAATACAAGAAAATATAGTGGGTCAAAAAATTACAATGTTAGTTCCTAAAGCAAATACCTCAGTCAGAGAATTAAATGAGACAGCTGATTCTCGATTAAGAATTGCTTTTGATAATCAAGCCCCAAACGAAGGCATGTCAACTGAGGAAATAAGTCAGTCACGACAAACCCAAATCAAAGAATTTACTATAGCTTCAGTTAGCGAAACGAATAAAATAACTATATCTGAGACAACCGATGAAGATTTTGCTTTAATTAAAAAAGGATACATTTGGTCAGTTCAAAATACTTCTGCAGAATACGAAATAGAAGAAATAGAATATAGAGTTCTGTCCGTGTCAGAGCAAAGTTCTAATGAGTATCAAGTCACAGGAATGCTTTACAACAGAACCAAGTTCGATGGAGTAGATCAATCTAAGAGTATAGAAAATACGCAGCAATCAAAAAGTCAAATGGTTGAAGTTGGAGGTTTGCCTAGCCCGTTGTCAAGCGACGATGCAGAGCCCGTAGTCACTTTTTCTGAATACAGTTCTGAGCAAGACAAATTGCCTACGTTTGATGCTAAATTTCCCGTAGAGGTAAGAGGTACTTCTGCGCAAAATGAATTAGCAGTTAGAAACAAGGAAACTGTTATGGATTTTGACTTTACGAATGTTGCGGCGGCAAATGGTGTAACTTCTGAGAATACAGGCGGATATGTCGTTGAGGTAAATAAAGGAGACGGCGAAAAAGTTAGAGTCACTTTGGATGGTCACGATTCAACTACAGCGACAATTTTACTCGGAGATGAAAATGTAGAAAGAGGAGATATTTCAGTGCAAATATTTAGATTAGATTCAAATTTAAAAATGGAGTCAACAGGATTACCAACGCCTTAAAAATAAAAAATGCCAACTTTTAAAAAATTTATATCCCAATCGCCCCAAGATTTTGGTGCCGCATTGCAGATTTCTGGATTTCATATTGCTAATGAGTCTACGTCGGCGCCAAACTCAGACCCATTAAATTATAATTCGAGCTTAGCAGTATTTAGTGGCGGCAGTGGTATTTCATCTTCTGATATAAGTGCTGGCAATATCAGAGTTAGCAGCGGCGAGTTTTTTGTAAGAGACCCTTTGGTTTCTTGGTATTTAGTTAATCCGGCAGACAATACAGCTTTCACTCCCGAAGAGGTCTATAGTCTAACAGCCTTTAGTGGTTTTAAAATCACACTAAAAGATGAAACAGGAAGATTTATTAATGAGTTGGTTACAGGTGGATTTAGGGGTACAGAGTTTCAGTTTGCGTCTAAAGATTTATCTACTCTTTTTGCTCCATTTGAATTACCCGATAGAGAAGGTTTAGACACAACAAAGAGAAAGTTTAGGTTTGAAGTTTCTTCTACTGATTATTATGGCCGATCAAACACTGGGGTATACTTTTTAACAAGTAAAAGCCCAGATATTACAGGTTGCGATGTAGAGGTTGGGTCAGATGTATCTTTCAATTTCAAATCAACAAAAACGTCCGGATTAAGGCATTTAGATGTATATGCCTCAACTACTGAAGATTTCAAAGTTATACAAAAATCTGGATTCAAAACTGCAGATTTTAAATATAGGTTTGATTTAGCTGGGCAAGATCAACAGTCTCTTAACGTTTCCA